CTCAACGGCGATCATTCGATCAATCTGTGCAGTCTTGGGGACCGTTGTAGCTCGCGATCCCTCCACAATCCGGTACCACCCCGAAATTGGGTTTTCACTGTTAAAAGTTTTAACAGAAGACTCTAACTGTGGGTCAAAGTCTAGGTACCGGTCGAGATAGAGGGCAGCCGCTTCCGTAACTGTGAAAGGTAGCTTAGACTTCGCTTCAACAGACGTGTCCGAAAAAGGCACGCCAATCGAAGTACCGGTCCCATGTTTACAACAATGGAACCATTCGTCTTCGCTTAAAGGTGTAAGAACAGAGTGCATCAAAAGACGGGCCCGTTTTAAACACCGGGCAGTAATACCGTCTCGTGACTGTGGTCGCTCAATCGAGAGATCGGGGAGTGTTTTTCCGATCTCAAGATCTCGCATATGCTCGCTGACAAAAAGGAATTTCAGCATCGCATCCACGGATCGCGTCTCGTTCTTATCAAGAGGTGACACAAATTTCTTGTCAAACTCTCTCACCAACCTAGCTCGCAGAAACTCGAGCGGGTCATAGGGATAACCTTGCGCTTGTTCAGGCAACCCTAAGTCGCGCACTAACGCCTGACTAATCTGTGTTTTGATTTCGTCAGGACTAAAGAGCTTAGCTCTCCGTTTCATTGGACTGTACTCCTGTTGAAAGGATAAACGGAACGAACGGTGGCTTTGCAGCCACCCCAGGGAGGCCTAGATCAGGCCAGACTCAAGCTGGAGAAGAGAGCACTGAAGTCCGAGTCGTTCAAGACTTGGGCCGCAATGACCTTGTACTCCGTGAGTTCGCTTGCAGACGTTTCGACGTCGTAGGCGACCTCAATGCGAACGGTGTTAATGGTAACATTACCGTTTTCGAGCTCGAGCGGGAACTTCAGAAATGCAGTTGCCCGGGCCTGGGTGTAGCCGTTCGGGGCACCCTCCGACGGACGGGGTTCGCGAGTGGAGCACACAATCTGCCTACGCGTGCGGAGATCCGCATCGTTTGAGCAGTTGAGTGTGTTTACCTCATTACGAATCCCGGCCGAAACAAAGGAGATTGCCGATCCGCCTGACGGTGTCAAAGTGGCACCGCTCAGAACGCTTGCACTAGATAATGGCATGGTGCATACCTCTGGTTGAAGATATCACTTGAACAGCGACCTTACGATCGCAACAAGGTCAATCATTTTAGTGACGTCAGAGACTAAACCCCGGGGATTGAATACCGGGAGAGTGTCGCCAACGGATGGATTCCATATAACGCGTTCGTATACAAAATTGCCCTTGGTAAGGGTGTCGAACCCGTCTACGGAACACGAAAACTGTCCTCCACTATGGACCATACCTGTATTGTGTAACCAGGCCTGTTCCTTTTTCTTAGTGGTGACAGAAGCGGCAAGGATCACGACATTAGGATCGGCTAAATTGACAAGACCTTTGATAAAGGCCTCGATGTCAAGAAACCGGTCAACCATGAAGCTCAGTGGGATGATGTCCCAAAGAACCGCAGGGATATCTTTCGATCTAAGTCCGAGTTTAAATTGCCAATTCTCAAGAGGGTTAGAAACCTCATAGAGAATGGCCGCATGGGCACTCCAACTGCGACGACGTTGAGACCACCAATAAACAGTGGTCGCGCCGCCCCAATAGGAGTC